GATAATTTAGCTACTGCCAATAAATCGTTTGTATCATTGTATAATCCTACTGTGGTAACAAACGTTTGAGGGTTATTAATAAAATCATTGTAAATTACCTCACCTGTAGATCCTGAAATAAATGATGGGTTTTCAGAATAGTTAAATTCTGAGCTACGAGGACGTACAAATACAAAATCCGAGGTAATAGTTTCTTGAGAGTTAATTTGGAAATTAGCTCCTTCTACTAAGGCATTATAGAAATTTTCTAAATTGGTTAAATTTGAACTATTTGCTCTAGTAACAGATAAACCAATTCCCCCTGCTGCTGCAGACCCTGATAAGGCCATAGCGTTCAATAAAATTAAACCTGTATCAGGTAAGAACCAACCGTAAGATCCTGAATCAGAGGTATAACCTGTTCCTGAATATGCACTTCCATCTGAACCAGATACAATTTGGAATAATCTATTTGAACCTACAAATGTAGTAGAGGCTACATCTTTTGAATTATCAGTTAATACTACCTCACCTTCAGAAGCAGACAAGTGTAAATTTAAAGATCCTGGGAATAAAGATTCTTTATAGCGGGCTCTATCTATTGAAATAGCAAAAAATTCAGTTCCAGTATAATCACCAAATGCAAAATCTGTGTTTTCATCCTCATTAACCATGGTTCTGTATTGACCATAGGTGGTGGAGGAAGGTGATTTACCAGTTACTCCTGAATTGAAAGGTACAGATCCGCTTCCTAATTTATTACCATAGGCAATAGCAAATTGAACTGATTCTGAAGTTGATGAATCAGGACCATCTTGGATATTTAAATAATAGTCTCCTGAGGAGGCAGCGGCTTGGGTTGAGGAGGTAAAAAATGTAGTTAAAGTAGTAACTCCTTTATCCCAACATACCCCTGTAATAGCATCAGCTGAAATTACAAAATCGTCTGTTTCTAATCTTTTAAATGACATAGTTTATATTAATTAAGAAGCTTTATTTACAGTTACAGGTATTGTTAATCTTGCACCTGAATCTCTTCCTACTACCACTAATGTAGCACTTAAAGAAGAATTTGTACCAAATAAAGTATTTACAGTTGTTGCTCTTAAATTCAATGTAGTACCTACTACAGTTTTAGATACGTTAGTACCTGTTGTAGTAGCTGTGTTAGCTGCATTAGCTGCTTGTGTATCAATTCCTACTCCTTCAAAAGTACCAAATAATCTTACATCAGAGATAGTAAATGAATATCCTGATGATTCAGATTGGTTACCACCTAAATAGTTTAATGTTTGAGGGGTAATTGCTAAATTAGCACCTTGCTTAATTGTTACAGCAGATAATCCAAGATCCAAAATAGGTAAACGAGCTGTTCCTCTGGGGAGAGTAGTGAGCTTGTATTTCATAATTTGAGTCTCATTAGGGAAGGCCTCTAATAAAGGCATGTTTTCAATTGCTTCACCATAAAAAGCACTTCCTGAAGGGTGTGTAGGATTGTAGAGTGTATAATCGATTTCATCATCAGCTAATGCGAATTGTGTGATTCTAAATGAACCATCGTTTTTAGCTAATAATTCTCTACCTTTTTTAGTTAAGATAGCGTCTACAGTAACTACAGAATTATTTAAATATCCCATTTTATATTAATGTTTATTTATAAATATGTGTTGTCTTTACTTTTAATTACCTCTATTTCGGGTTTGTGTACCTATTTGATTTCCTACAATAACCCTATCTCCATTATTTCCGAGTTGCTTGGTAATATCTACTAAATTACGGGTAATAGTAGGGGAAGAGAATATAGAAAACATTGCTCCTCTTCCTGTAGGAATTTCTGCAGGAGTAGAAGTAAAAAATCCTCCCCCAACTTTATCTTCAAATACTATAGTTCCTTTCGAAGAACTAAAACCTTCTATAATTCTAGTTACTAATGGAACTGAAGCACTCGAAAAAGTTTCTGAGTTATCATATGTAAAGAAGTTTACAGCATCTCCTTTTCTAAATATTTGTTGTATAGTAGGAAAAAATGCAGTATTTCCTCTTGCTATAGTTTGGGATCCAAAAATATTAGTATCAAGAAAGTTTTGAGTAGATATAATTTGAAGACGATTTTCTAAATTAATTAATTCTTCATTTACACGTCCTCTATTAACTGATAGTTCTCTTTTTTCATCTTCTAAACCTGATATAGCATAATTTATATCATTTATATTAAGATTATTTAAATCTACATTAGGGGGTAAAAGTCTTCTTAAACGAGGAGAGAGTGTTCCCCCACCATCAATTATGTCAATAATATCAGCTCTAGCAGATAAAATTTCACTTTCAATTTCAGTAATCTCAGTATCAAATTCATTTAATTGATTTTGAAGATCTTCAATTTGTCTTTCTAATTCTAATACAGCCTCTGATTTTGTTTTTTCTGATGTTTCACCTGGGTTTAAAGAATCTATAAAGATAATATTATTAGGGACTCTTTCATTTAAAAGTGGGTTTGTCGATCCTGAAATTGCAATAGGTTCATATTCTACAATAGCTGAGACATAATTATTTATAGGGGCTAATGAAGAAGTTGATTGGATAAAATGTCTATCAAATGAAGATGAAATCGTATTTTTACTCCCCTCATATCTAGGAGTAATACTTCTTGCTAAACTATAGTTTGAATCAGGTGTTTGTGCTCTTGTAGCTGAACCTGATAAGATATTTTGTAGGTTTACTGCTGATAATTGTGAGGTTGAATAATCAGCATCAAAGTAGATACTACTTTCTCTATCTTGAGTAGCGTTTCCTAATAAAGCATTATTATCATTATAATCAAATTTAACGCCTGGAAGGTAAGGATTGAATTGGAAATCTTGGTTAAATTCTTCAAAGTTACCAAGTTCATCAAACCCAAAGTAAGATGTTAAATTAAGATTAATTCTTGAGTTTAATGATGTAGGTTTAGTAACTGAGGTAATTAAATTATTTATGGTTGTTATCCCAGTACTTTTTGTAGAAGAACCACTTAAGAAAAAATTAATAGTATCGTTTAATTGAAGATTATTAATAGTTAACTGTTGGTCAACCCCATTAGCATCTATGTTATTAAGAGTAATAGAAGTAAAAATATATTCATTAGTAGTACCTCCTAAATTATAATTTATAGAAGCAGTACCTTCATTAACGATTCCTGGGGTTCCTGAGGTGTAAACTACATGATAACTTACAGGTACTTTAGATGGTTTTTTAAATGGGTTATCAGGATTTAATTCTCCATCTTCCACTGTAAACTGTGATCCTGAAAATTCTCCATTAAAGAACTCTCTAGCATCAGATTGAGTTACAATTAATGATCCTGATGGTGTTGTTACACTGTAAGTAAAGGATTGATTAAATGTATTTGAAAATTCTAATTCATCATTACCTCCTATAAGGGTTAAGAAATTAGTTAACGGAGTTAAATTCTCTACAGAAGCACCTAACCCAGTTACTCTTGTAAGAAATAAATCTAAGTTCCCAGGGAATGCCTTTAACGATCTTAAATTATTAAACGAGCCTCCATTCCCTCCAATAGGTAACACTAAAGATCCTGTTTGATATCCTAATGGGAAAGATTTAACTGAACCTGTGTATAAAAGTTCTTCAAATGAGGTTTTAGGTTGAGGATACTTTGTTCTCTCTAAAATATGAGGTTTAACTACAACTCCTGTTGATAAAGATGTTCTTGCAGGAACAAAATCTTTAATCATTTTAAATAAGGAGTTATCAAAGAATTTAGCTAACCTTATAAAATCATACACATTGTAAGAAACATCTACGTTGGGAGAACCTACTAGACTACCTGTGCCAAATTTTTCAAAGTATTGATCTTTTAATCTATTAAAATCTGGATAGGATGTATTTGAGGAAGATACTTGTCTTGGGTCTCCAATAAAGTCTCCAATATTGAAGTTTCCAAATTGAGCTATAATATCATCATTAAGCTCGTTAGAAGGTGAAAATCCTACCTCTAAGTAATTTACATCCGGGGTGTATGATTCTGATACAGGAGAGGATTGCTCAATTGTAATATATTGTGATAAAGTAGATCCTGTAGGGGCAACTAAGTTTATTGCTCTTACTTTATCGCTATTTCTACTTTTAATACCAACCCCAGGTGAATCTAAATAAATACGTTCTGTGTTTTGAATAGTATTTATATCACTTGGGTTGTCGTACTCATAACTATTTACGTAAGACCCTGCAAAAGCCCAGGAAGATGTTGGGGTTAATCTGGTAGCAGCTGGGTGGGTGGAAGGTAAGAAATAATCACTAGATCCACTAGGGGTATCATAATCTAGCATAGTACCCAAAGGTGCTCTAAAAACTAACATATTTTGAGCAGATTGATCTCCCTCTAGTGTATTACCTTCTATTGAATAAGGATTTGTTACAAAATTATCAAATTTAGATTCTGATAAAGGTAAAGAATACCATCTAATTTCTTGATATTGTAAAGTGTCAGATTTAGTATATGTTTTTCCTGCTATTGTCCTACTAGAGGCATTCCCAGGATAATCAACAAAGGCTATAGTAGGAGTTTCCCAACTTCTAGCTATTACTGAGGATGAAGCTTGGAAACCTATTTGGGTTCCATTTTCAGTAGGAATATCATTTTTGGCAAATAATGAATATGTTACGTCTGTATTATCTACAGGATCTCCTTCATGTCTAACCATTACACTCCACCACCCACCATCATAAAATGGTAAAGAAACAGAAGCTGAAACTGCATCATTAGATCCCTCAGAACCTGAAATTATTAATTTTAAATTAGCATATTGATAATCTGGGTTAATAGGATCAAATGAAGAGGAGATAGCAGAGGAAGTAGTATAACCTGATCCGCTATATTCCAAAACTAAAGCAAATGAACCTGTTGTAGGAGAAGCAAAAATTTCTCTATTAATAGCAATAGATTGTGAATATGGAATTGAAGAGGTTGGTAGTAAACCTGGGTTAATTCTAAGAGTCCAAGTTCTAGGGGTAAGTTGGGGAGTGGGGAAATCTGGGTTTATTGGTCTAAAAATATGTAATATATTTCCTGGATGGGTGGGTTGTAATGCAAAATTAAATTGATTTTCTGAGTAGTCATAATCATCAATTGCAATTTTATCTTTACCTCCAAACTCACTAATACGTAAAACAGTATCAGGAACACCAAATGTGTTGATAAGTTCTCTTAATCCTCTTAAAGTACCTTTTCTTTTTAAAAGTGAAGGTAATGCATGGTAAATTTTCTTATAATTTCCCTTAATAGCATCCTCTACAGGAATATTATCGTTGGATGCTGAAATATAGTTTGTAATTAATTCGCTTCCTGTGGGAGGGAAAATCGAACCTGAAGTACCTACCCCTAAAACATATGAAAATAATTCTTGGTTGGTAAATGAGCTTTGGTAAAGTTTTAATCCAAAGTCTTTAATAGCATCTCCAACTAAATCCTTAGATAAACCCGCAGTTAAACTTGGGTTTGTATTATATTTTTCTGTAACAGCATCTTGATAAAGCTTAATAGAGTCAAAATGTTGACCAACCATATCTACAAACTTATCAAATCCCTCATTTTGAGAATCCTCTCTAATATATTCAGGGATAGCTTGTTTTAATTCGTTATCATTTTCTCCATCATATAAAGAAGCTGAGATGGATTGGGTAGCATAAAAGTTAGTACCTTCTGTTGAAGCTACTGTTACATTAGAGAATGGAGGTTGAGTGTTTGATTTAGGCCAAGCTTTAGAACCAGATGTAAAATATAAGAAATACTCATACCCATCAAAGTTAGTTATAATATCTTTGATTTGATTTCTATAAACTTGTTCTGAGGCTAAAATTGAAGATGATAAAGACGATGTTACTAAAGAAGCAGATGCTTCTAATTGTTCTAAATCACCTAATTTAGTTTTAAAATTATCTAAACGAGTTTGAGCAGAGGAAAAGAAAACAAAGTTTTCATACTCTGTATAATCTACATTTATTGAAGCCCCACTTTGAGAAACTACATTTAATAATTGATTTGTTACACTAGCAGTATAACTAGTTTGTAAATCATTTAATGATTTTGCTTCTGTGGAGTTATTAAGTTGATCTTTAACAGGTAAATTAATGTTGGGACCTGCTATAGGAATATTTAAATCTGCTAAATCAAACGTTTCTGTATTTTCTACTTGGAAAGCTACAGGTTCTGCTATTTTCTCTACAACCCATAATTCAGTTTTTAAATCAAACTGGGGTGGGAGGGGTGAGTATAGTTTAATTAATATTGTAGGATTAGCAGGGTCACTTTCATCTAATTGAATGTTAACTGCTAAAACTAATTGGTTTTCCCCAAAGTTAAGGTAAAAGTCAAAATCTTTTATATCATTAATAGCACCACCAATAGCAACCCCAGGTCCTTCAACAGTTCTACCTTGATTAGTTTCGGTTAATGAGATTTGAGTAGTATCTAATCTAATTTCTGTTCTATCAGAAGAAATCTCAGATATGTAATATCTTGTATTAGAGTTAGATCCTAATAGTGGGTTTAAAAAGTTATAAATAGCATTGTAAGTACCATCTAATGCTAAATTTTGAATATCTTGTAGTGGATCTAATACTAAATTATTATCTAGTAATCTAAAGTTATTAAAAACATTAAACCCAACCTCAGAAAAAATTAATTGGTTAGATAAATCATATACATGATATTCAATATAGTCTTTATTTTGAATAAAAGAGGTTTCAACTGATTTCTCATCAATTAAGCTAGCATCACTATTGTTGTACTTTTGAAACTCAAAAGTTGTAGGATCTATAGGTTCTATGTTAGTTACTAATGCCATCTTATGATAATGTCTCTGGGTTAAGTGAGGAGCTTAATTGGTTTCTAAGGATTTCTATTTCATTGATTAATCCTTCTATTTCTTCATTAGTGCGAAGAGGTTGTTCCTCTTGGGGTTCAGGTACATTTAGTTGGGTAAAAGAGGTATCAATAACTTTTTCGTATTGATCCTTATTATAAACTTTTTTATTTAAATTAATATTTTCCATTAAAATGCTACCACTCTACCTTTAATATCAGTTGAAGGGGTTTTTACTTCAAAAATCATAGGATCTAAAGAAGGATAAATTACTCTATTTTTTGTGGCTTGTTCAACATCATATGAATACTGTGAATATCCTAATGAAACTCCTGCCTTATTTGTGATTTCTACTTTTTTAACAGTTTGAACACCCTCTATTCTATCTAATAAAAGTTCTATATCCTTCAAGATAATAGGTTGATTAATTTGCCAATCATCTATATTAAAATAAGATATCAAACTATTAATACAATTTCTTAATACCTCGTTTGAATTAAAATTAGGACGAACTGTAATTTCAAAATCAACACCAATATTAATTACAAAGGCATCTTTAATATTTATAGTATCTCCTATTACTCTATATTGAGAAAGATAGTTTGATAAGTTTTGTTTTAGTGTTGTTGAGGGTGACGATAAATTCTTGTTTATATCGTAAGATAAAATGTATAAATCGAGTGTCGAAGGTGTCTCACCGGGGGTGGTGTTTTGCAATTTAGTTTTTTCTATAAACGCTTTAGAAATTACCCCATATCTAGAGGGTAATGATAAAGCTCTAACTAAATAATCATCAGTTGTTACACTACGTAACTGTGATCCCTGGGTGGAGATGATATTTTGTCTTAATTCTTCTAATGAGTCTCCATCTTGACCACCTTTAGCTGCTCTAGGGTTAGTTACAGCTAAAGAAGCTACGGTTTCATTTGCTAATGTAGTATTTAATCCTGAGTTATTTAAAGTGGAGGTAGAAGATAAAGTTGTTAAATCATTTGCAGGTACATTAGCTTCAACACCCCCTCCAGTTAAATATCTTACTGTTAAAGTGGTATTTGAAGGAGCAATACCATAGGTATTTGTAAATAAAAAGTTTGTAGGGGAGTAGGCTGTGGTAAGTTTATCTTGTTCAAATTGTAAACCTAAACCTACGTTATCAGGATTGGGGGTAATATCTTCATCATTGTCAGTAGCTGTACCTGCTCCAAATTGAATTTGTGTTTGGGTTGCAGATATTACTCTAGCTACAAATCTTCTAGGGGCTTGTTTTACTTTAAGTAAGAATGGAGTATCGCTATCATTATAGGTGTTAGGATCGTTTACATTAGTATTCTTAATTGAATCAAATACAACATCCTGTCCTAATGTATCTACCTCATACCATTTATTACCATCAGAATCCGTAATATCTAAAATACCTACAATATTACTATCATTAATATCTAAGGTTAGAAATTGAGTTGGGTTACCAACTGTAAAAGTAGTTGTGTTAATTGTTGAAGAAATTGCCTTACGAGTTTTCTTTAACAAATATTGGGTAGGCTCGTTTCCGGTTTGTCTATAAACTGTAACTTCTGTTGGGTCTTGAGAAGATGAAACTGAAAAATCAATTGGATCTTTAACTAAAAATTTAACATTATTATTAGAGACTGAAGTAATTTGTGCATTTTCAGCTATACTTAAAGTATAAGTGTAATCAGGATTACCTGAAATTGCAGGAACTGTTTGAAAAAAATCAATATCAGTAGTAGCAACACCAGTTACTTTAGGTTTGTAACCAAACATATAAGCTAACTCAAATAAATTATTTGATTGTTTAGCTAGCTGAACGTAATTTTCTTGGATTTGATTATCCAAATAGAATGACATTACATCACCTACATAAGAAGCCATCTCCATAAATACCATTCCTGGGGATGAGGGGGAAAAGTCATTAAAGGTATTGGGGAAATATGTTTTAGAAAAGTTAATTAACGAGTTTCTAAATGAGTTGAAATCCCTGTTTAAATATTTTATATCTCTTTTTAATTCTGCCATTTTAAGTAAATGCTATTTCGACTTCATCTGTAATACCTGTATCAACTACATCATATGTAAATTTAACAGTAATTTCATTTCGATCGGGGTTTGACAAAACTTCAAGAGAACCTACTCTTATACTTGGAAAATATTGATTTATCTTAGAAGAAATATCTTCTTTTAAAAAATCTAAATTATCATTTGCGATTTGCTCAAAAATAAAAGCTCTAATCCCACCTCCAAATGTTGGGTTTAAGTATCTTTCTCCAGGATTTGTAAGGAAAAAGTTAATTAAGTTATTTCTAATTGCATCTTTAGTTAAGAAAGTACTTCTAAATACCGCAGGAGCGCTAAAAGGTAAATCTACCCCAATAGCTTGCCTTGGTTTAGTATCAATAGGGAATATTTTCTTAGCATTAAATGCCATTACTTGTTAGGATTCATTATATTTGCAATCTGATTTAAATTTACTTCCCCAGGAGGTAAAGGACTCCCTTCACCTATTGCCATTTGTGGTGAAATAGGGCGATACGCTGGGGTGGTTTCTGTATTAAAATTCATCCCACCATTCATCATTTGGGTATATTGGTCTCTTAATGAACTTTTCATTTGGGGGGTAGGTGGAGAAGGTGCAACAGCCTCTTGAATTGGGGGAGGAGATGCAGGTAAAGTTTTAGAGGTTAAGGCTTCCATTAGTAAGTCTTTAATTTCCTCTTGAAATACTTCTCTTACAGTTTCTTTAATAAGTGTTTTTAATTGTGATACTCGCATGCTTATAAATATTTGGTTAGTAGGTTTTTATAACGTTTTATTTTCTTTAGATAATAAAGTTTGTAATTGGGATTTTTTAATTCTTAATTTAGAAGCTAAAATAGGACCTGTAGAACTTAAACTAGCTATAGGAGTTCCTGGGGCTATTCCTACTGCGGGGGTTATACCTGTGTTTACAAATTCAAGTAAATCATCTATAAATTCATTTAAAAAGTCTGTTAATTCATTTCCCAACACTAAAGGTTCTTCAGCATCAACCCCTAATTGCACCCCCTTAGAATTTAAAATGATATTTTTATCTGAATCTAAATTAATAGATCCTGCGGCATTTACATTAACTGATTTATCTGCTGATAAAAGAATATGATCGTTTTTAGCATTAAATACTAATCGACCTGAGTTTAATATAACCTGAGAGTTTGAGTATTGATCTTGTTTTTCGGGAGTATCGCTTGAATTTGAATCCTTATACGAACCAAACTCAGAATTTGTCTCTAACGGTAATTTCTGGGTAGATGTTAGGTAAATTGAGGATTGGTCTTTATTAATATCTTCAGGGATAGGAATAAATCCTTTATCATCTGCATCCACGTTTTGACCATTCCTTAAAATAGTTATAGGGTCTCCATCTTGTCCTGTAGAAGACCAACTATTGGATGCTCCTTTTATAGTAGAACCTAATCTAATTGAATTACCCCATCTGCCTTCTTTAATTACATCACCAATAAAGGGTTGTAAAGGGTGGATATTTTCACGCTCTACAAATTGACCTTCAAAATTTCCCGAGAAAAAATCAGCTTCTCCACTCTCATTTACAATGTTAAACGAGCCTGCTTCAACTTGATTGTAAGATTTTCTATCAGAGGATGCTCTTGAATCTTGGGGGGCAGGTAAGGCATTATGGTGAGGGTGATTCCAAATGTTTACTACTGTAATATAGTATAGGATTGTATTATCTACGTCCTCTTGTGTTGAAGTTGTAGGTAATCCTTTAACTAAATAAACAATCTCATTAGGTACAGGAAAATGTTTCTCGTTAATAAATAAAGGACGAGCTACTTTAACATCCCCTTTATTTGATTTTCCAGTTGGGATTGTAATATCTGCAAATTCAATAGTACCAATAGCAGCATATGCTCCTAATTCCTCAAATCTGGGGTGGGTTTGGTCTAATACTATATCTTTAACACGGACAGCGTTATTACGGATCTGATTTAAGTCTAAGTTTAAGTTAGACAGAAAATTTCCCTGTTGGGATCTGTTTAAATTAGAGTTAAGGGAAGAAAACCCGTACTTAGCCATCTTTTTGTCCTAGTTTTTCTACTTGCTCTAAAAGTTGTGCTTTTTCCTCATCAGAGATACCTAAAGAGTCAGATTCAACTTGGTTTTGTAAGGCACGTTGTGCTAACGTTAACATTTTAATCAACACATCATCGTTTTTAATTCCTAACTCCATGTACTCTTTAATTAAAGGTACAATCAAAGTAGCATCTCCGATCTCCTGGATTAGGGGTTTAAGTTCTCCAATTAAAGCAGATATTTGAGTATCTTTTTTCTTTTGGTTCTGATAAACCTCCTCTAGCAGATCAGAGAATTTCTTTTTTCCAAATACGATTTTATCAAATTGGCTCATATTTATAAATATTGCTTCTGAGGGAAATCAATATACCCATTGTTAAGATAGAAAAGATAATTGGGTTTAAATATCTCATCATACATAATACGAGCTACTTTAGTGATTTTAGGTGTTTGCACATCTACCATCTCACGAATAAAAATGTATAGAGCCTTTTTGTTAAAAATATTGATGTTTTCTCTTTGTCGGAATATCTCTAGAATCGCATCTGCAATTTGAGCATCTTCAAAATTGGGGAATATCTCATATAGATAATGTGTGTGATAATCTATAAACTCATCTATATAATAAGAGAGTTTCTCCGAATATTGTGGGTCTCCTCCGGTTGGGGAATTTTCTATAGTGTAAGAGAACTTATCGTACTTGTCTACCTCTTCTACTTTAGTTTTTTCTACTTTCTTTTTGTAGACTTTTTGATTGCTTAAGATAAGATATCTTTTAGCTATAGTCCCAAAGTAAGAATAGGCTTTAGCCCCCTTGGTGGGGTCGAATTTATGAATTTTGGAGAGCAAAAAGGTAATTACCTCGTGTTGTAGGTGCTCTAATTCGTCTACCTCAGTGTGGTAGAATTTGTAGGTGTGGATAATATTTTCTGTAAGCTTGAAGAATGGGTAATGTATTCTCCTTTCATATAGCCTAGATCTTACTTCGGGGTCGTCACAATTATTATATTCTACTATAGCATCTTCTGTGTCTTGTGTAAAATAATTATTTGACGACTTTTTCTTTCTGGTTTTTGCTGCCATAATCTAATTCATATCGTTTTAATAGGTCATTTAGCATTTTGACTCGTTCAAAAAAGAAACCTATCTCGTCATCAGATGCAAAAGATTGTTTACTATCTAATTCTTGAAGACGATCGTCTATGAATGTAATAACAGAGGATACCTCCTCCAAGTAGTTTTGCTGGGATACAAGCCAATCCTCGTATTTTTCAGCTTTTCTCATTAAGTTAAATGTAGTGAATCCGAAGATCAACGACATTATTCCAAAACTAATTGCAAAATAGATCATAAGTTTTTAAGTAAATTTGATAGATTTTCTGATTTTACGGATGAGAGCGCTTTATCCTTTGGGGATTTTTTCTTAAGCTCAAATGCATCATTTGTTTTTTGCTGGGTGTTGAATTTAGGTAGCCATTCTCTTTCAAACTCTACCCTTGCTGCCAGCAAATCTGCTTGGTGGAGAATATAAATGATTGAGGTACGTGGCTTAGTTTCAGGCATATATGATTTCAAATATGCTTCGTTTGCTGCATCATACAACCCATCATGTAGTTTAATTGCTAACCACTCGTTTTGTGAGATTTCAATCCCTGCTTGTGTTAACAGAAAGATAGAACGATCGGGAACAGACATAAAGGCAATCTCCTTATTGAAAGTATACATTTCCCCCAGGTTTTTCTTTCGCCACTCGTCTGTGGAAGGAATATGTGCATACTTTTCTCCATCACCCATTTTACCTAAATCATGGTTGATTGCGGCAAATATAAGTTCTTCAACTGTAAACGTTGACCTATCCATCTCCATTTCAGCCCACACGTCATATAGTTTCAACGATGCCTCAACCACTCTATTAACGTGGTCGATGTATCCACCGGGGAATGCGTTATGGTATGCTTTTTTTCCGGAGGCAGGCATCAACATGAGATGCTCTTGATGTTTGAGGTAGAATTGTTTTAGTTTTTCATTCCTTCCCTCTCCGGTTCGGGCGACATATCCTAAAAATGTTTCCCAATTTTCAAGAATCTTTTCTTCTGATAACATATTTTTATTGTTTGTAACAGAAGTTACGAGGAAGATTTTACCCTTCCAAACCTAAGTTAATCTGATCTAAAACCTCTTTAATTAAGATACACTTTTCAAATTCTTCCTTTCCTTCAAAATAGTATAAGGTATTTGAAAGAGCGCGTTGAGTGAATGTATCTGCGCACATTTGTATGAATTCGTGTTGTTCTGGTGATGTATCTAACTCTTTAAGTATGTTATATGCGCGATTATACACCATATATTCGCCGGCCTCTTGAACGTTATCGCTGTCGGCGTTAAAATCAGGAAATGTGTTTATCAAACGGGTAGCAAAACTCTCAAGGTTAAGCACCATTTTCTTAAACATATTCAAAACAAACACTGGGTGTTTAGAATAATCGAGAGCGATTTCTTCTTGTGGGGCAGAACCTGATTCAAATACACTAAATATTTTATCTGGTGAGATCATTAAGTGATTTCTAATCCAATGTTTCCTGTGGCCTTAATTAACATTCTCCCTGATGGGATATCTACCGCAGGGGTAAAAGTAAATTCAGCACCAGGGGAAGTAACAATTCCCGCTCTATATCCTGACCCATCAACTACAGCCCCTATAGATTCAGTAAGTGAGGTAAAAGTAGAACCTGATAAATATTGTGTAGTATTAGGGTTACTAATTAAATCAGTTTCAAAAAACACATAAGCATTCCCTGATTGAGAGAATGGAGTTACTGTAGCAGGAGTGCCACCTGTAAATGCAATCGAAGCTGTTCCATTTGGAAATAAATCACCTGGTTGGAGGAGAGCCATAAATATTTTTATTATAAATATATGGGCTTATCCAATCTTATAGGCGTCTTTTAGATTCTCTCTAATGAGGATTTCGGTGTTAAAATCCATTGGTTGGTTCTCCTCTTGTTGTTTATATGCGTTTTGGAATTGACCTTGCAATACGATCTCGTACTTTTCGTTTTTGTTTAATATAGAAAATCTAATCACCATACAAAACGCAGATGGTAGCTTAACCGATATAACATCTACTACTTTATCTTCATGTTTTCTTACCTTTGCTTGAGCAAAAGATAGAATACGAGAATAGAATCTGTGATGGAGGGAAGAACCTCTGAGTGTAAACTGTTCCATTTTATTTTGTTTATTTTAGTACACCCGAAAGGATTCGAACCTTTGACCGTCTGCTTAGAAGGCAGATGCTCTATCCAACTGAGCTACGAGTGCTTAGTACTCGGGGCCGGGCTCGAACCGGCACGACCGTTGAATGGTCAAGGGATTTTAAGTCCCTCGTGTCTACCTATTTCACCACCCGAGCATAACTCTATCCTTCACATGATTGAATATACTAAAGGATATTTAAATTTGCAAACTTAGTTAATCTTCCTCTTCCTCCTCGTAAATAGTAGCGATAGCTTTATTTACTTTAGATCTTTCTTTGGAGAGCTTCTCCCATTGTTCTTTAGGAGATACTCTATTTGGATTATCTGGGTGGTATTCCCAAAGTGTTTCCATTTGAGTTTGGATAGAGATCAAACGATTAATCAGTTGTGTCTTAAGGTCGTCGTGTGGATTCACAAATAACTTTTTAAAAAATTTAATCATTCTGTAATGTAGTTTAGAGAATCTGTTAGAATAGCATCAACAACATCTCTAATCTCTTCATATTGATCAGAATCGACCCATACAAATTCAGTAACTGCATCAGCAATCTTGTCACGTAGGGTTTCAAAAGAATCTTCTACACGGTCTTTCATCTCGAGGTATTCCTCGCAGGTGCATTCTTTACAAGGTTTTTCGCAATCCATGATTTAAAGTTTATTGATAAATATTAGGACTTTGCCCGATCAACCTCTGCCAGCACATAGAAGTAGTTCAATACACCAACTAGAAAACCTAACCCCATAGAATCGATTTGCAACATATCCAATCCTGTGAATGTAGCAAGGAGGATAAGGTTGATACGAAGAGCAGCTTTGGCTTGGGGTGTGAATCGAATACGCATAACTTTTATTTTTTATTATTATACCGAAATATACGAAAGATCTCCGGTGAATCCAAGTTTACTTATCTTCTTTTAAAGGAAGAGTAGCAACTACAATGACCAAGGTAACAAAACCTATTAAAATAAGAAAATCAATCATCGTTCTGTTGGATTTTAACAACAACATATAGGAGGATCATATAACCAATCAAATCTTTAAGAGTATCCTCTGTTTGGTCATTGAATCCTTTGTTTGCTATACGCGCTTCCTTATCGGCCATACGCGCAAGTATTGACTCTATAGGGGGAATGCGTATACCAAACTTATCTATGGGTTTAAACACAGAATGTCCGTATGCTGTATTCTTTTCTATAAGCAAATCACGAACCTCATCACAGGTTTCTCTAATTAGTTTAGTGTAATCCATATTCTAGTTTAGGTTAAAACTTGCACGTTGCTTCATATCATTTTTATAGTCTACATATATATCTTGTAGAGCGCGCAAATATCCCATATCTAAGGCTTTGCTAATCGGATCCCCATCAGAGGATGCAAGCTCTAAGTCGAGCTTTACATCCCTAATGGTTTCCTCTAAATGAAGACCAAATTTATCAAGCTGCATACTCGAGGGCAGTATTAAAGAGCTTGGTATTGATCTTTTGATCCTGTTGGAAATTCTTGATCTTACGGGCCTTACGAGACTTAGTACCGAAAACATAATCAAAATCACCCTCAATAATCTTTTCTTGGACCACATTGAAAACATTCCAGAGATTATCACCTTCATCCTCTCGACGAACAGGGGTCAACAGTTGATCCAAATCAATTTGAATACGGTTAAGTTCTTGATCTGAAAAACGAGACTTGAGAGCATTCTTAGCGAAATCAACTTTTTGCTGTTGAGACAAAATAGTGTTTTTCATCTTGTTCATGGACTCAACTGTTAGAGGCAAACGGTTAACCATATCGTGGATATTTTCCTGAAGATCCTCAAACGTATATCCCATGTGACGCATCTTTACGTTTTCAAAATCCTGGGTGGAAACAACTAGTCCGTTAGAGCAAATCATACGGAATAAACCGGCTTGGAAAGTGAATGCGTTTTTTCCGTCGTGAGAATTCGTTAGTAGAATTTGGGGGAAAACTGTATCACCATCCTCTCCATTAATCACGATATCGTTGTTTCTAAACACTAGTAGGTGCTTTTGGAAACCCTTAGTGTGTGGGGTGCGTGATTGAACCTCTTGGGCGTCTACCACTCCCCATCCTAGTTTTTCCATATCCTCCAAAATGGTTGAGGTAGGAATGTGAGTATAATGTTTTGATACCTCTGGGGATGGGTTAGAGGCAAACACAGTGGGTGCTACTTTAGCAATCTGTTCACGGGTGAGGAAATCCTCGTTGTTGATATTAAGCATTTGGTATATATTTTTTTATTACACCGGGAATATACGAAAATTCTCCTGCGCATCCAAATTTACTGCGCAGGAAAACTCATCTCTCTTTGGTGTTAAGGTTATTTTCTAAAATGCTTATAGCTTCGTTGAGTTCTGCAATGTCATCCAAATCAGAATTCGTGTCGGGGCAAGGTTCGTCACTCCTGCAGTTTCTTTTAATCAAACTATTTTCTACGAAGGCATCTTTTGATTTTTCTCGTAGTTCCTTTAGGTGTTTTATTATTCTTTGCATCTCTCTTTGGTGTTAAAGCTTTAATCCGTTCTCAAATATAATCTCACGTAGTTGTTCTCTACACTTCTCAAATGTTTCATATTTGTCTTTACTGTATTCTTCATCAGGCATATACTTGTATTGTGTTCTCAACCATTGGTCCATTTCCCAAAGTACAGAATACATTTTAGCACCGTTGTTTGCAAATTCAAATTCAGTGTGGTCTTCTGGTAGATTAAACTCTAATATTGCTTTCATTTCTCTTTGGTGTTAAAGGTTTTCAATAATCTTTCTCATTCTTCTAAGAAAGTCCACGTTTTTACTTTCTCCATACACTTTAACTATTCTGTTGTGTATCCATTGTAGGTGTTCTTTATCCTCCTCGCGTTGCTTGTATTTTTTAAATAACTTTATCATCTCTCTTTGGTGTTTAATTCATTAAATTCTTTTTGGCTTAGCTTATATCCTTTCATCTCCAACCATACCTTGAATTCAAGATCTAAACTATCCATTTTCCAATCTCCACTATCCATCCACTCACGTTTTAGTTTCTCAAGTTGTTCTTTACTCATCTTTGTTTTGGTTTTTTAGATTAACATTATATATGACAGGTAACTCACCTACTAGCTCTATAAATTTTTGGTATTTTTCATCTCCAACAACACCATCAATTGTATATTCTGTTTTAACCCCATTCTCGTAGATTGGAATTGAATATGT